AGTGCTTTACTAGATGATGACGATGCGATGGAAGCAGTCTGGAAGAAGGAGCATTCCTTAGCAGAATTGGTTGCTGCTGATCAGTTCAAGTCATACGATGAACTCAAGACTCGTCTTGGTTATGTTCTTGGTAATAAGAAAGTTCGTAACGATGCTGAAACTGTAGAGCAAGAGTTTGAGGATGTTAAAGCATCTGCTCCTGTTGCTGAGACAGTAGAATCTGTATCTAAAGCATCTGCTTCAGACGATGACGATGATGCGTTATCATACTTTCAACAATTAGCAGAAAGTTAACATAAGAAAGGGGATCTTCGGATCCCCTTTTTTTATTCTATAATACGTGTATTTTCAGTTCCTATTAGTTTTGGATTTATATATTGTGTGTTTCTATCATATCTCATAACTCTTCTAAAATCATTTAGGAATAATTGTACATACCCTGGTTTTAGAACTTTTATTTTTCTTTTTTCTTCGTTTATAATAACTTCATTCATATAATTTGAAATTCCTACTGCTATATCAGATACCGTTAATTCATTTTTTATAACTGAAGTTCTATTTCCACCAGGTCTTATTATTTGCCATGTAGGAGTGGAACCAGTTGTACTCTTCTTTGTTCCTGGACCATCAATTTTAAAGTTTTGATCTACATTTATACCAGGGGGTAAAATGGTTCTTTCCATTTCATCAATAACTTCAAAGGTTTCATAATGATGTAGTGCATTGAGTTCAGTTCCATACTTATCTTCAGCAAACTCATATAGATTTTGATCTGATAATGGCCATTGATTACGTATATTTGTTATACCTGCTGTTATAACAACAATATAATCTAATGTTGAATCTCCGTATAGTTGTTTTGCTATGGTATCTGGTCTATCATCATCTTCTATGATGAATTTATTAAATGCTGTTATATTATTCTCTAACCAATCAAGAACTTTAGCACTTCTAAACAGGTTTTTTGTTAGAATATATTCATCTGAGGTAAGCTTATCTTTTAATGGTGTTTGATAAGCAACATTTGGCAATTCTCTAAAAAATCCCATTAGTATCCTACTCCTGGTCCTGATTCTTGTTCATCATAATCTTCTTGATATATTGGGTTAACTTCTTTGAATACCATTCTTAATTTAATTTGAACTGGTGTTCCATCATTATATGTAGAATATATTCCTGCTCCTGTATAGTTTGTTGTTAACTGAGTTAGAGCACAAGGTTTAAATGCGTTTAAAAATGGATGATCTTTTCCTTGATGCAAATATCTAATTAGGAATAGATCTGGTGCTCCTAAAAATAATTTTCCATCAGCTTCGTTGTTTTCTGGTGTGTTTAACCTAGCTGCCATTGATTTTTTGAAACTTCTTATAATATTTTTAACAACTAGTCCTTCTTCTGGACTTCTTGGTGTAAATGTCATATCAAATGGGAATGTTCTTAAAGAAACTCCTTCAAATAATAACTCAGTATTTGAATTTAATATTTGACCAGTAGATCTAGATAGAACAGATCTTCCACTTACGTTTGATCCTAAAGCATTTAATGCTAATCCTGAAATACCAGCAGTAAATGCTCTTTGAGTTGAATCGGTAAGACCAGGAACTTTAACATTACCTGTAAGTATTTTAACTGCATTTTGTACTAATTCAACAGCATTATCTTCACCAACAACAGCTTGACCAATTCCTAATCCTGCTAATTCAAAAAAGTTTAATGTATCAGCACCCCATTGACAAGCACTTGTATCATTTACATTTGCTGGTATTGGTAGATGAACATAATATTTTATTGCTTCTTTAAACGCAGTATCATTAGCAAATCCGTTTCTTAAACGGTCTGTCATACTATTGTTTCTCAATTTTAAGATTGGAGCATCATCTCCACTTTTAGACGTCCCGTCTTTGTTTTTAAAATTTTCATTAGTAATTTCAACTTTTTTTCCACTACCATCAACAATATCAAGTCCTAATCCTGCTCCTGATTTTGGTGGAACATATTCAATTGCTTTAATTAGTATACTATCTTCCGAATCTCTAGTATCTCTTCCTAAAGGATACGCAAAAACTTTTCCAGCACCTTTTCCTAATTTACGATTTTTAGCACCAATACCATTATCTTTTTTATTATCACCTTTCTCATTATTTGTTGTTGTTTGTTCAATCTTAGTTTTATCTCTTTCTCCTGTGGTCCAGACACCAGTTTTCCCATCTAGAGTCTTTTGTAATTGACCACCAAAAGTTTTTCCAATTTCTTTTTCTGTATATTGTTTCTGATCTTGCCAATTCAGATTATACATTATCGACCTATTTTTTCCGATTATCTACTATTTAGCCTAAATCTGGCAAAAGGAATAGTTCTTAGTGATCTTAATTCTAAAGAACTTACATTATACAATCCACCTGCTATTTCATTCCATGTATATTGTCTAACTTCACCCCAATGATAGTTTAATCCACGGAAACCCCATTCAAATACATCAAATACTGCAACTAATGGATGTTGATCGTATTGGATGTTTGGTGTTTTTGGATTATAGATGAATACGTAATAGTTTCCTGCTTGAGGAACCTTACCACCTTCTGTTAATACATCTAGTATATCTAATGCTAAATCTTCTGGATCTTCTGTTCCTATAAGATCTCTTAATACAGGAGCAAGTCTATTTCCTTCTCTTACATTAATTTGATATTTTACATCTTCATAAGAATCACCACCAGTTCTTCTTTTAGCTCTTCTTGCCATAATTTATACCTAATTCTTTTTCCGTGATGACTTTAAATTCCAATTGTCTATCAGCACACCATTCTCTTGCTTCTGTCCACTTTGCTTGATTTCTAGCATATTCAAATGCTTCACGGATATAACCTGGAGTTTGACGTTTTGGTTTTTTAGGTGGACTGCATTGTTTTAGTGGTTTTACTTCAATAACATATTTTTTAATTTTTCCATCATTTTGTCTTTGCTTCATATAAAAATCTGGAAAATATCGGTGTGGTTTTCCATCAGGACCACGATAAGGTATAATAATTTCTTCACTTGACCATTCTAGAACATTAGCATTTTGATCACACCAATTCATAAATTTACGTTCCCATAATGACCTAAAAGTTATATTTGTAGGATCACCTTTATACTTTCGTGGGTGAGATGGTTGATATTTTCCTTTATAAGCCATCTAAATAGATATGATATAATAAAACTATTTAGAGTGCCAGCTCCATTTCCAAAGAAAATATCACAGATATTACCGACTTTTCAAAATGTCGCACAAACATCCAATTATTTGGTTAGATTTTCTATACCTAATACTGGTGTGTATCCTTTAACTACTCATTTAAGATCTAGGGGTGTTGACGATAGATTTGATTTGGGGGATATTGGATTATTGTGTAGTGGTGCTTCTATACCAGGAAGTTCTTTTGCTACTCTTGATGTTAGAGGAGAATATCAAGGTGTCATTGAAAAGATGGCACATACTAGACAATTCACTCAAATTGATTTAGAATTTTATGTTGATAATCAATATAAATCTCTTAGATTCTTAGAGCATTGGATGGAGTATATTTCTGGATCTAGTGCTATAAATCCTCAAGAGAATGCTTATCATTTTAGAATGAGATATCCTGATTATTATAAATCAAATGAAACTAGAATTATAAAGTTTGAAAGGAATCATAGACAGTTTTTAGAGTATAAATTTATTGGATTATTTCCACTAGCATTAAATTCTACAAGAGTTCAATATCAAAATTCAAATGTATTGAAGGCAACTTGTTCTTTCCATTATGATAGATATATTTCTGGTGAAACAACAACAATGGCTCAGGCACAAGGTAGAGATTTGAATACTGGAGCAGAAGAGTCAAATATGTATAATTTTAGAGAATATAATAATATGGCTGATATTTTAAATCCTTTACGTGAAGGAATGGGTGTTCAGTACCGTTGGCCAGATAATGTTGCTAAATCTACAACAAATAGTAGTGCTACTACTGGTGTGAATAATAGTAATGCTTCAGATGGCACATCTAGTGCATCAAATTTATAAATTAAAAAAACTAGTCTAAATAATTTCACTGAGTGAACATATTATGCCTTTACCACAGATTTCGACACCTACTTATGAGTTGGTTATACCTTCATCTAAGAAGAAAGTAAAATTCAGACCTTTTTTAGTAAAGGAAGAGAAGATTTTAATTCTTGCGATGGAAAGTGAAGATCCAAAACAAATAGCAAATGCTGTTAAAGATGTTATAGGATCTTGTATACTCTCAAAGGGTATAAGAGTAGAGAAATTATCTACATTTGATATTGAATATATTTTCCTTAATATACGTGGAAAATCTGTTGGTGAGGATATTGAGATTATGGTTACATGTCCTGATGATGAAAAAACTCAAGTTCCTGCTGTAATACATTTGGATGAGATTAAAGTTCATATTGATAAGGAACATAGTCAAGATATTAAATTAGATGATGAATATACAATGAAAATGAAGTATCCTTCTTTAAATGAATTTGTTAAAACAAATTTGAGTGCTGGTGGTGATTTAGCTGTTGATGATACTTTTGATTTAATTGCTTCTTGTGTAGATCAAGTATATTCTGAAGAGGAGTCTTGGGCAGCATCTGATTGTACTAAGAAAGAGTTATCTGAATTTATTGAAGGTTTAAACTCCAAGCAATTTAAGGATGTTGAGAAGTTTTTTGATACTATGCCAAAACTTTCACATAAAGTTAAGGTAATAAATCCAAACACTAAAGTTGAAAGTGAGATCGTTTTGGAGGGATTACAGAGTTTTTTCGGGTAAGTATGTCGCATGAAGATCTTGCGTCATACTATAAAATTAACTTTGCTCTCATGCAGCACCATAAATATAGCTTAACAGAGCTAGAAAATATGATACCTTGGGAAAGAGAAATTTATTTAACTCTTTTACAGCAGTATATTGAAGAAGAAAATTTAAAGGCACAACAAGCATCGAATGGCTGAACCCATCCAATCACCAATAGCAGGATCAATTAGAGGTATTAGAACAAATGTTTCTTCTAGTATCTTTACTGGAAGACCCGTAGCTCCACAAAGAGATACTATATCTGATAATATAATAGCTCAGAATAGTTTATCTTTAAATAATGTATCTCAGACATTAAACAATATATCAGCACAGGTTAATCAATTAACACTATCTTTAGGTATTATTAAATCCAATTTAGCAGTTCAATCTAAATTGGATGCTGATAGAGAAGCAGCAGAGGCAGGTAGAGAAAGAAAATCAATATTACAGGGAAGAAGAGAAGGGAAGGAAGGTATAATTGAAAAAATAATGCAAAATGCTTTGATAACCCCAATTAGAAATTTGGGTAAAAAAGCACAGTTTTCATTGGGTAAATTAGCAAATTTCTTTACTATATTATTAACTGGATGGATAGGTGATAAGGTAATAAAAGCTTTTAGATTTTTATCATCTGGTAATAAAGCAGCATTAAATAAATTAGCACGGGATGTTATAGGATCATTAGCTTTATTAGGTGCTATTTTATTATCATTTAAATTAGCGTTTAAAGGTCTTCTTTTAACACTAGGTGTAATAGGTCTTAGGATAGGAAGATTTGGAAGGACTGGAGTATTTACTGGACCTATAAGAGCTTTAGGTAATATGCTCACAAGGGCATCAATTGCATTTTTAAGGGGATTAAAAAATCCATTTAGAGGTGTTCCTTTCTTTGGTAGATTTGGTAGTACTTCTCTTGGAAAACCAACAACAACAAGCCTTGTTTTAGGAGCTACTGGGGCTACTGGTATTAGTCTTGGTATTGATGCATTATCCAATAAACCGTTAGATGAAAGTTTACAAGCTAATGCTGGTGGTCTTGGGTTTCTTACTGTTTCATCTATACTTACTAAAGGTTTAGCTGCTGGTGATTGGAGATCTAAAGCTTTAGCATTTATGATTAATAGCTTTGCTTTTTCTCAAGGATATAAGCAATTTGATCCTGCTCAAAAACAGCAACAAACTAATCAAAGTGGAGTTCCTACTGATGGCAGTGTCATGCCTAGTATGTTCTCTCCTATAACCGATCAAGATCTACTTAATGAAATTAAACTTCAGAAACCTGAGAGAACTGAATTTGTTGAAGGTAAATCTGGAACAGAAGAATTTGAAAAGGCATTGGATGATTATAATAATAAGTATGGAGAAAGGATAGGTGAATTAGAACAAAGAATATCAACAACAGGTGGAATAAAGGATATTAAGGCTATAAATTCTAAAAAGGATATGGATGTTTCATCCCTTGGTCAATTGGAAGAATTACCTCCAGTGTTCTTACCTTTTACTGGATCTAGTGGTGGTGAAGAACAGCAGCAAGGGGGTCTTAAAGGAGGATCTGCAACGGGATATCCAAGTATTGATCCTGTAGATCCTACAAATGTTCATGTCTATTTTGCTTATAAGATGTTTAATATTTCACCTGCGATGAGTTAGAGACATGGCAGAACAGAAGACAGTAAGATTTTTATCTAAAAATACGTCAAGTATACGTAAGATTGGTGAGTCATTAGGCAATATTTCTAAATCATTATCACTTGCATTTAGTTCAGCAAATCAACTTGGACAGACAACTAATAAAGATAATAGAGCAAAGAAACAATTAATACGTAGAGATAATGAATTCTTTAATAAAAGATTACAAAATAGTAGAAGGAAAGATAGAGAGGATGTTGTTGAAGCATCTGGTACAAAAGGGCCTGCTAGTTTCTTAAACAAAAATATATTCAGAAGCACAAAAGGATTTCTTGGTAGGATTTTAGATTTTCTTGGTATACTTCTAATTGGTTGGGCAATTAATACTTTACCTGGAATTATAAAACAAATTGGTAGAGTAATTGGATGGATTAAAGATGCTGTTGGTATTTTTAAGGGGTTTCTTGACGGTGTATTTGGATTTTTTAATAAAATTTTTGGAGCAGTTAAAGAGTTATCTGATAAAATACGTACTATATTATTCTTAGATGAACAGCAAAAAATAAAGAATTTATTTAGTGATATTAATATAGGATTTACTAAGTTAGGACAAGATCTTGAGGATGAAGCTTATAAGATGACTGATTATGATGCTATGGGTATGACAGAAGCAGAGAAAATGCTTAGTAAGTTTGAAGATGATATGGGAATGGAGAAGGATGAAGATGAAGATGATAATAAAGATGATGATAATAAAGATGATAATAATAAAGAAGATGATAAGAAAGAAGATGAAAAGAAAGATGATGAAAAGAAAGATGATGATAAGAAAGATGAGAAGAAAGAAGAAATTAAAGGAACTAATACTTCAGTAAATGATAAGGATTTAAAAGGACCTGATACAAGAGGACTGGATGGTGAAGAATTAACTGAAACAGAAAAACAACAGCAAGAGAAAGCACTTAATCAGAGTGGATTTAATGTAGATAGTTATAAGGAAGGAACATCAAAGGTTAAGAAGGATGGATTATATAATCTCCATAAAGATGAAGCAGTTATTCCTGCTGAGAGTGTTAAAACTTATGGTGTTGAGTTTATAGAAAGAATCATTGCTAATACAGAACAGACTAATATTACTAAGAAGAAAGCAGCAAATCAATTATATCGCACTCTTCTTAGACAGGTACAAAAGGAGAAGGGATTTGTTACTGAGGGTGAGGCTGAGGAATTATTTAAACAAACTGTAACTAAATTAAAAGACTCTCTTAATAAAGAACTTCCAAAGATTGAAAGTAAGGTTACTGAAGTATTTCAAATTCTTAAGGAAGCAGAGAAAACAGTAATACCTGAATTAAAAAATATTGCTAATGAATCTAAGAAAATTATAGATGAAAAGATTAAAACTAATAGATTACCACAAACTATATTCATTCCTTCTATTCCCCCTAGTACTAAGTCTGGTAATCAACAACGATCATCAGCTCCTGTGAAGAAAGTTATGGAGACTAGTTCTATTGGAGCAAATAAATATTTCTTAGCCGTAGAGGCTCTTACAACAGCGTACTTATAATGTCAGCAAAAGGTCCATCAGTATATGAAGATTTTCTATTAAGGTCAGTAGACGGTGAAATTACTGCCGATCTTAAAGAAAAGGTTGTTCTTTTTCAATATTATGAAAATATATTTTCACCTGTAATAACTGCTAAAGCATTAGTACAATCTGGTGGTGATTCTCTTAAATTACCAGATGGATCACTTAGATCAATTTATAATGGATTACCTTTAAGAGGTGGAGAAACATTATCTTTTAAGATAGGTGGTAATACAGAAACAAATCCTGGATTGGATTTTTCAGATGATCCAGGAAGATATCTTCATGTAGAGAGTATTACTAATGTATCAAGTCAAACAGCAAAAGAAACTTTTGTATTAAATCTTTGTTCTAAAGAGAATATTACAAATGAAACTTCTAGAATTGGTAGAAAGTTTGCTTCTTCTCCTATATCAGATTCAGTAGAAAAGATTTTTACTGATTATTTAAAAACCAATAAAGAATTAAACATTGATAAAACACAGAATAAGTATGGTTTTATTGGTAATATGAGGAAACCATTTACTATATTAACTTGGTTAGCATCTAAATCTGTTCCTGGAACTGCTAAGAATGATGAAGATTCTACAGCAGGATTTGTATTTTTTGAAACACAGGATGGATTTAATTTTAAATCAATTGATTCTTTGGTTACACAAGAACCATCTGAATATGAATATTTTTTTACTGAAGTTGTGAAAAGTGTTAAAAGAAATACTGATTTTAATATTCTACAGTATTCTACTGATAGGAATCAAGATTTAATAGGTAAATTAAGAAGAGGTGCTTTTTGTAGTCATCGTATGTTTATGAATCCTCTTACTTTTGAATATACTCCATACGATAAGGGGTTGTTTAAATATGAGGATTATGCTGGAAACTTTACTGCTTTAGGTGAAAAACCTGAAATTCCAGAGGAATTGAAGTCTTCTCCAAGTAGAAGTATAACTGCTATATTAGATATGGGAACTTTGGATGTTGGTATATCTACCGCAATGAATGCTGATCCAGCTAAGGTTCAGTCTCAAACTATGATGAGATATAATCTTATTAATACACAAGTTGTTAATATGATGATACCTTCAAATACAAATTTGAAAGCTGGTGATGTTATTAAAGTAGAAGTTCCTAGAATTGATAGAGAAGAGAGAAAAGATGTAGATGACCAACAGAGTGGTCTATATATGATTAAGGCATTATGTCATCATTTTGATACTAAAAATTCTTATACATCATTAGAGTTAATTAGAGATACGTTTGGACCTCAAGAAAAATGATCGAAGAAAGTTTATTAAAAAGTAATTTTGTAGGAAGAGATGGTTTACTTTGGTGGGTAGGTCAGGTAGCACCAGAGAAGGCTCAAGGTGAGCAGATTAATGGTGCTGGTTGGGGAAATAGAATAAAAGTTCGTATTATGGGGTATCATCCTCAAAGTTTACAAGAACTTCCAGATGAGGATCTTCCTTGGGCACAGATATTATTACCATCAACTGCTGGATCAGGTAAAGGTGGTAGAGCAACTAGTGTTAAATT